TCCAGCATCGCGTCGTGCACCACCAGCGGCTCGCCCGCGGGATCCTCCACGATGGCGGCCTCCCCCGGCCCAGCCCCGAACTCCTGTCGGAACTGCGCGCGGTAGGCATCGGCCGCCATGTCGGGGGGCATGAGCTGCGGCGCATCCTCGGCCGCTTCCCGTCCCTCCGGGGCACTCCCCTGAACCGTGCGGCCTGTGCGCGGCGCCGGTAAGTCCCGAGTGTCCCCACCCGTCGACTGCCCTTCGGGAATCTGCGTCGGGTACGACCCGCTCGCACTGGGGCTTTGACTCCGGGCCCAGCTTTCCCCGGGGCTGTAATTCCAGCCCGGATCGAGGCCCTTCGGAATCTCCTCGACCTCACCAGTCTGGGGATTCGTCCACTCGTAGGTCCCGTTGTCGGGCGGGTCGTCCACCGACAGGCTCTTTCGCTCCAGGTCTGCTTCGCTTAGGCTCACCACGTAACAGGTACACCCCCATCCGCCGGGCGGGTAATGAGCATCCCACCAGTCGCTCTCGGCCGGGAGCACCATCCCGTCCCAGCTGAGGTGCAGCTCCCTTGGCTCCTGGGGGTTGCCGTGCAGGTAGCGCCAGTACGGCCGGGCGTCTTGAATGCGTTTCATTTGCGCGCGCCGCCCGCTGGCATGGGCCGTGCGCATGTTCGTCTCGTAGATGATGCGGCTTCGCCAGCCTCGACCCCCGCGAAAGTCCCACCCGTGCTCGGCCACCGCGTCATCGAACCGCTCGCGGAAGTCTGAAAGCGTCTCCCCGTCTTCGATCGCCACCTCTACCGCCGTCTTTAGGTCGGCCAACAGCTCGGACTTGGTAGCCCCCGCCACTGCAAAGGCCTGGTCGTGCTGGTTACGTAGCAGGTCGGACCACCGCCGGGTTGGCATACCGATCTTCTGGCGCAAAAAATCAAGCGCCTCCTGGTCGGTCAGGCCGGAGGGGTCGATCCCTTCAGGAAGGTCGGGCATGTGAGTGAAGAAGTGTGGTGCTATTCGGTCGCTGCGTGGTCGCTACGGTACCGTACTGTTTAAATCCAAACGGGCGGGTACCATCGGGCGAAGAGGAAGCGCCTCGCCTTAAAGCGGCGCTCTCGGCCTCGGCGACTGAGAGCCCCGAGCACTTCGCTCAGCTTTCTTCCTGGGAGACGCCTCCGGCCTCCTCCTGTATCTGAGCCCGCCCCAGTGCGTGGACCGACAGCATCCCGTTGCCGAGGATTTCGGTGAGTTGCTCGTTGGGAAGCTCCGGGTAGAGCTCGATGAGGCGACGACTAAACTCTTGCAGGCTGCCGACCTCCTTCAGAAGCCCGCGCACCTCCTCCACCATGCCGGCAAGTTCCTCGTCCGCTGAGTCTTGCACCGCATCAGCCACGGCCGTGGGGGCGGGCAACGCCGTCTCTTTCTTCCCTTCTGCGAGCTCGGCAGCCCGTCCCGCGGCTCCGCCTCCCTGCGTCTCTGGCAATGCTTCGTAGTTCAGCGGAAATGCTTCCTCTACTGACTCTTCGGATACCTTCCATCCACTCAAATACATCTTGCGAACCCGATCGGCAACGTCCTTCAGGTCGTCGGCCTCGTGAAAGTCATAGTGAACATTCGGGATCGTTGCCTCCGGAAAATTCCATTCAACCAGCCACTCCAGGGGCCCTTCATGGTTGGGCTGTCCGCGCCGGAATGAGCCCATCATCAACATGGCATCGGCCTTCTGCACCTGCTCCGCGACCCCCTGCTGCACCTCCGCTTGTGATCCGCCCAGCCCGCCGCCGGCCTCGGCATCCGTGGTAAGCGTCTGGCTGAGGACGATCTTGCTGATCGCCGCGTTCATCTTGTCGTGCAGCTCCCCGTTCGAGGGCGCCCCGCTTCGGTCAATGTCGAGCGTGCCCACGTCCATCCCCTCCGGCCAGATGGCACTGCCGCCGTCCCTAAGAATCGAGAGAGCCCGCAGCAGCTTGTTTTGCTCGTGCTTCGGCGCGCCGGGCGGATACGTGCCGTAGGGCGCTCCGCGAGCCGCGGCCTCCAGGGTGTTGAGCCAAATCCGCACGCCGTTCCGCTTGAAATACACCGGCCAGTACAGAAAGTGCGCCAGCCCCAGGCCGTAAATCTGGTCGTCGTGATCCGCCCCGCTCGTGTACACCCAGAATTTTCGTGCCGGCATCAGCTCCCCGCTGTGCCGGTCGGTCGGCGTGGTCAGCCGCAGCCGAAAGTCCCGATCGAACCGAAAGCGACTTCGGTCCCGCACTTTAACCTGGTCGACCCCAATCGTCGAGCCGTCCTGCTCGTACATCAGTTCAGCAACGGCGTAGCCGTAAAACACGCCGTAGTGCATCTTCGACGCGACCCGGTCCCAGCCCACGTGGTCGATCATCTCGCGGGTCCAGTCCGCCGCCCGGCGCGAGGGCGCATCGTCCGCCCCGGGCTCTACCACAATGTCGCGCTGCACCAGCGAGGTCCGGCGCTGCTGTAGCGTGGGCTTCACCTGACTGTCGCTTCGCAACCGCTCGTAGGCCTCCAGGAACTGGCCGGGACGACGGTCGAGGATGCGATCGTCCGGCTGCCGCAGCTCGCCCACGAAGCCGCGGGCGAGGTCCTCCTTCTGGGCGTACGCGACCTCCTGCAGGGTGGCGTCAGCGGCCTCCGGCTCCCGGTCCGGCGGAGGCCGGTCGGTATCCGTCGAAAGCTCCTCCCCGTTGGGACCGTATATCGTGGGCATAGTGCGTCGCTACGCTACTCGTATCCGTCGAAACTGAGGTCACTGCTCACCGCTCCGAACCCGGCGCCGGGGTCGACGCGGCGCTGCGGACCGCTGTCGTCCCGCAGGGCCTGCCCCGCAAACTGGGAGCCGTCGGTCTGCACGTCGATTTCTCCGCCTTCCTGTTCGGCCGCATAAGAGAGCAGCCCCCCCGCGATAGCCGTATCGCCGTGCCGCTGCCCCCCATCGGAGCCTTGTCGCGTATCTCCCTGGGGGATCTTCGGGACCCCCCGGCGGCGGTCTACGTCGGAGTGGTCGTCGATCACATCGACATGCTTCGGTAGCACGAGCTGCCGGTCTTCCAGGCGAGCCCGGTAGCGGGGCATCCACTTCCGGTACCAGGCGTTACTCATCTTCTGCTGCGTCACGCGCGGAGACCCGAACCGCTGCATCATCATCTCGGCCAAGTAGGCGCCGTTTCCCGTCGCGTCGAACGCCGCGTGCGTGAGCCGGGGGAGTGACTCCAGCGTCCATTCCACGAGTTGCCGCTGCTGCTCGTACGGCACGCCCCGAAGCTCCAACAGCACAAGGCACTCCAGCACAAGGTCTTCGCTTTCCTGCGCGGGCAAAAGCGCCGAGAGGTCCCCCGAACGCGCAAAGTCCATCCCCGCATAGCCTTTGAGGTCCGGCGGCGCGGCGCGAAGGGTCGGCTGCACCTCCATCTCCCACCAGTTTCGCACCCGCTCTCGCCGCAGGTCCTGCGGCCGGGTCGCAAACTCCTCCGCCAGCGACAGGCGCTTCACCGGCACCTCGTCGCTCATGCAGCGCCGTACCACTAGGCGAGAAAAGTACCGCCCGCCCGATTCGGACGGCTCCACGTCCAGCTCCTCCGCCGCCTCGTCGCCGTACTGGTCGTACACCTGCTGCATCCACTCCTCCTGCGCGGGCAGGTCCCCGCCCGCAACGAGATTGATGCGGTCGTAGAGTCCCTGTTCCACCGCTTCCCGAAAGGTCGTTCGGTGGACTGAGTACGGCTTTTTGCCCGCCCGCGCCTCCTCGATCGTTTGGTTGAAAGCATTGTCCTCCCCGTTGTGCGTCGAGATGATATGCACCCCGCCGCCCCAGATTGTAAACGCCATTGCGGCCTTCATCAGCTCCTCCGGCTCATCTACGAAGGCAAACTCGTCGAGAATCGCCCGGTCACCGGGGTCTCCCTTGCTCCGCAGGTTCCGGGGCGTTGAAGGAAGCGCCTGGATCTTGTTGCCCGACGAAAAGCGGATTTCGAAGACCTTGATCGCCTTGTCTGCATCCTGGAAGACGACCTCCTTCTCTTCCATCTCCCCGGCACTCAGGTCGTACCACCGCGCCCACCAGGCAGCGTCTTCCACGAACCCGCGCGTCATATCATGACTGTAGGCGAGGTAGTAGACGTCCCCGCCGTCCTCCTGAGCGGCGTACAGGGCCGCGTCGGCCGCCTCCGCCCAGGAAACCCCAATTCGCCGGCTCTTCTCGTAGATCTTCACCTGACTGTCGTCGGCCACCCACGCCCGCTGGTAGGGAAGTAAGATTTGCTCGGGGACCTCCCGTTCGAGGCGCTCGGTGGCCTCGTCGCTTCGGTGCTTGCCTTTGGGAACGGGGTGTTCCGCCATAGCCGGAAAAACTCAGAATCGGATTACTCGGGAATGCCGAGGATCTTCTCGCGGATCTGCTCGGCCGCCTGGTCGCTCAGGCCCTCGTCGCGGGCAATCTCTTCGGCGTCGTCGGCCGCCTGCTGAGCCTTTTCGCGCATCTCCTGGCGAAACTTCTTTTGCTTCACCGACGCCTTCTGGAGCCGCGCAATCGCGTTCATCAGGCTCGTAAACTCCACCTCTTGCTCCTCCATCTCCATCGAGGTCAAAAGCCCAAACGCCTTTTCTTGCACAACCGCGGTCAAGGCGTCGCCGAGGGCGCCCTCGTCGTCACCCACCTGCTCAGTGATTTCTTTTGCCTGGGCGGTCGCGATGCGCAGGGCTTCCAGCCGGTCCTCAAACTCTTGCCCGTACCGGTGCACACTGCTCTTCGAGATGTCGAACCCCTTCTCGTCGAGCCATTCGGCGAGTTCCTCGTACCCCTGAAATCCCTGCTCTACGAGCTTCTCGTCCAGCTCCTCCCGGATGGCCTTGGGCAGGCTTTTGACTTTCGATCGGCGCGGCATAACAGCCTACAGGTGCGTTATCGAAGCTTTGAGATGCCGTTGGGGGTCGGCTGAGCGCCCTGCACCACGTCCACCCCCTCGGCCGTGAGCTCCACCTGCCACGTCTCCTGGTGTCGCTGCGACACCTTGACCAAGTCCTTATCTTCCAGGTAGCCCAGCTGCTGGCGCAGCTCCTTGTCCCCGATTTCTTCGTACCGGTCCCCAAGCGTGAGCTTGATGAGCCGCTCGCTCGCCCCGGTGGGGCGTCCTACGTTTAGGATCAGCAAGATGTCGGCGCGAAGCCCCTCGCGCCGGTGTCGTTCAAGGTTGGGCATGAAATAAAGTATCAGGCTGATACGCGCTCATTGAGTTGTGCTACGCTCTCCTTCAGATCCGCCACGTCTCCCCGCAGGTGGCGCATCGAAATATCGCGCCCGCCCTCGATCCGCACCCAGGTGTCGCGGTCGATGTACTCGCTGGCGAGAGACTGCTGTATGCCGTCCACCCGGTTTTCAATCTTGTCGACTCGTCCTTGCAAATGAGCGAGCTGGTCTTCGTCTCCCGCCGTGTTGATGCGCTCATCCACGCGGTCGAACTCACTTCCGATTGCGTCGAGGCGGCTCTCAATCGTCTTCTCCACCATCGACTTGATAAATGACAACGAAGGAAGGATCACGGCCGCATTTACCAGTCCGAGCACCCCGGCGATAGCCCCAATCGCTTGCCAGCTCATGGGCGCCCCTCCACGTGGCCGCCACGTGTCGAGTCCTGGTAGGCCTGCACAAGCGTCTCCAGCTGGCGCGCGTACCCTTGCAGTAGCAACACCGAGCGTACGTACGCCCGGGCCACCCGTCTTGGCGAGTCCGATGAGTCTACGCGGGCAAGGGGCAGCCCGGGGCGCTCCGGAATAGCAAGCGCCGGGGCCGGCGTCGGCACCGGCACCGTCACCTCTACTGGCGGCGGGCGGCGCACGGGGTCCGCGCTCCTGCAGCCGGCAAGCAGACCCATCGCCAAAATTAGCAGTGCACCGATGAGAAACGGCGCCACGCCTGCGGCAAAATGTCGGAGGGTGGAGTCAGTCATTCCACTGGGTCGCGAGTGAATCAGCGTAGCGAGCGGCCCATCGGACGGCCGGGCGGCATCCCTGCACGCTGTCCGGGATGGCCACCGCCTCCGCCTTGCGCGCAGCGCGTCGCCGGGCGGCCGCTGCAGTCTGTCGCGCCCGACCGAGGCGCCGACCTAGCCGCTTCGCCTGCCGTCTGAGCGCCTGCACACTGTCGCTCTGGCGTCGCGTCGCGGCCCGCCAT